CTCCAAAATCTTGCGCCAAATGCCAAGTGTCGAGCGACTGGGCAAAATTCGAGCGAAACTCGCCGGTAATCACAGACGGCTTATAACGATACTCCGCAAACCGTTCCTGATAACCAAACACCTCATCATCCGCAGAAGTACCCTGCGCATAAATTTCTTTATTCAGCACCGCCTGCTCACCAATATGAGACAAAGCAGGCCAATAGAAATCAAACCGCGTAGAACGCGAGAACATACGATTAAGGCCTTGCTGATAATTCAAATCAGAACGAGCCGAAACCATACCAATAATAATACAATGCTCAGTAAACGACTTACTGAAACCAACACGGTTCATATGAACCGTACCCATCGCCGCCAAATTACCCTGAGGCGTCTCAGCACCATCCGACGCAGAAGTCTGAGCGATGGGATTAACATTAAGCGGCGTAGAACCGCCGCCGAGATACTCAGGACGCTGCAAACGAGCATCAGGCGAAGTCACACCGAAATGAGCCTGAATAAGCTCAGTATAACGAGTACCACCACGAGCGTCACGCTCGTAAATACGCTGTATCTGAAACGACTGACGCAACTGATTAATCGTCGCGGCAGTCGCCGACGACAAATCAGCATAAACAGCAGGACGATTAGACGTACCCCAATTACCAGCAGTCTGCGACGCAACCATCAACTTACCACCATCCGCGGTATAAGAACCTTGCACCGTAGCAGCCGGACCAACGGCCTGCACCACATTCGCAATAGCAGCGGTCCCAACACCATCAACAACGCCAATTCCCAAAACAGGCGCAGAAGCGCCCAACGGCAACTCAACAGCCGGTCCCTTCTGAGGCCACGGCAAAGCAGACGTAAAATAGTCATGACGCTTACCACGACGCAAAACAACATAGTCAGCAGGATTGTCCGGACCATCATCCTTATCGACAACAACACTATCCTGCAAATTCTGATCACGAAACCACTGATTGTAAATCAAATTATACGCACGATGATACAAACTCATGTGCTCCAGACCAGCAACCTCTGTAGGCAAACCAAAATAATCCGACAGCGAACCAGCGGCATAGCCGCCCACAGGGGAAGTCATAGTAGGCACCAAATAATCCGTGCTATCGTCAGGATTATCTTGCTCACCCATGAACTTCTGAAAATTGTCCCAAATTAAACGCAACGGGACAGCGAAAAAAAACGCATCCAAATACATATTGTCCATGAACGGATGCAGCGGCGTCGCAAGACGCGCAAACACGTTCATATTACACGAAAACGTATCACCCGGCAACGCCTCATCAACAAACACCGGCACTAGATAACCAGCGTCAAACGTAGTCTTATAACCATGACTACGATCAAAACTCGAACGCGGAATATCCGCACGAGGCACTTGACTAAACTGATGCTGCATAGTAGACCGCATAGGCCTATCCTCCATATGAAAGGGAAACACGATGGCTTACCGAGTAGAAATCCGACACGAAGCACTCATAGACGCATTCGAAGTCAAACTTCAATCACTCAAACGCGCGATGAACACTAGCAAAACGCCGGAGTTCAAAGAACTGTACCAAGTACAAATCACGCAACTACAAAAAGCAATCGGCAGCATAACCGAAGTCAAGTAATAAAAAAAGGGCCACCTACAACGGGTGGCCCTTTTCAACTAAAAACCAGACTACATGATGTCAGTCCTTGCCAGCCGGCAAAATGTCAATCGCCCGCATCACACACTCTGGCTCAGCCATCGGGACCAACATACCCGACACATCATCAAACTCACCAACAAAGAACAGCTCATAATCCTTCGCATTACGCGAAAACTCATGACCGGCGTCCTTACACGCCTCCATAAACGAACGCACAGCCTCACCTTTCGACCGAACAAAAAAAGGCTTTAGAAACGCGCCAACAGCGCGATCACACACCGTAAACACCTGATGAATCATCCTACATCCCTCCGAAAAAGCGCCAAGGTACGCAACTTAACAAGCTCCTTAACGCGAGACCTGCGAGAACCACTATCCGCCTTATAGCGGAGAGCCTTCCGCTTACGAGCAGACTTTAACCGACGCAAATGCATACTGTCAACCAACTCATACCGACCATCATAAAACCGCGGCGGGCGTATCTCACGCCCATTCATGATAACACTATCCCACTTATACGAGTGGGCACCATACTTCTCATACCAACTAGCGCCGATCCCCGGACGCCTAGACATATTCGAGAACTCGTCTATACGGGAGACAATCTCACCAGTCTCCCAACACACCGACGATAAAAAACCGGCCTTACGACCGGTCAACTTCGTGACGACATAGCGCGCAACATACGCAGCGCTATCAAAAGTCACCTCACCGATAACATTAAAACCAGAAGGCCATAACTCCTCACACTCGGCACTCGAATACAAATTCTCGCCGTTCGGAGCCTTCTTATAGAACTTACGATCCGGGAACGAGTAACCATAAACAATCAGATGGTAGTGCGGCCTTTGCGTCCGCTCACCATACTCGCCCGCGGCATAATAACGAATACCAAAACCACGAGACCGCAATAAGCGGTTATGCAGCCTCTTACAAAACGCCTGCAAATCAGCAACGACCAGCGTATTACCATACGGCAAATGCTGATCATCATACGTCAACGTCAAAAAACAGCTATCACGGTGCATCTGCTTCTCATGAACACACCGAATAGCCCACTGTCGGCTACGTTCTAGCCGACAGCCAACACATTGCCCACAGGGCACCATAATAGGAATACCGGAAAAAGAGGCCTTACGATCAAACGTAAGACCCCTCTTCCCCGACTTCCCAACCTCCTTAGAATAATACCCGGTCAACGGGCCATAACACGGCATCGGCTACAACCGAATGCCACCACGCATAGGAACCTTACGCGGCGCGGGCAAATTCTTACGATTTGTCCGACCAGCAGTCTTACTAAACATACGCTTCGATTTCTTAGCAGGAATCTTATAACGCTTAGCCATAGCAAACCTCCAATTTAGACCGGAGAACCGGTCACCGTGTCACTCCACACAGTTACATCAAGGAAGAACTGTGTGGCGCCGTCGATCGACGCCTATTAAGAGCCCTTCACAGGCTCATTACGACCGTCAGGAGAGGCCGGAGCAGAATTAACGACCTCGACCCGCATCGGCGGATCGGCCACCTTGGCGGGGTCCGCAAGGCCCCAGGCACCCATCTGCTCCAAATTCTCCGGCTTCTCAGCAAACTCAACAAACTTCGCCGGATCATTATCAAACTCTTTACGAACACGAGCAGGCAGCGTCATAAACGCTGCCTTGGCATCAAGCATCAAATTCATGGCATCTTGGAAGCTAGGCGCGTCCGACAAATCCAAATAACGAGGCTGCGCCTCACGAACGTGCGTCAGCACGCCCGTCTTTTCATAACGCTTCATGATAGCGTTAATATCACACTCCTCGGCAAACTCTTGCCGAGTACGAGACACGCCAAAGATAGGCGCAAAAACCCGCTTATGCGGGACATACGTATTACGAACAACAACAGCAGCCTTGGTCATAGAACCCTCCTATCGACCGATTGAAACAGCACTATTGACGCCACCAAAACCGTCACCCTTACCGGTAAAACCACCAGACAGATTTTCAATGAAATTCTGCCAATACCGCATGCCAGCACCCGGCCAACTACTATAATACGACTTATCCAAATCACGTTTCGGCTGTTCAGCCTCAAACTTACGCTCCGACTGGGAAATATTCTGATTAACCTGACGCAACGCCTCGGTCTTAAGCCGAGTATCCGCGGCAATATTAGAAACCTGAGCACCTTCACGCACAGTCTGCATACCAGTAAGCTGCTCTTGAGCAGCCAAATTCTTATTATTCTGAATAAGATTGGCAACCTCCGCAGTATTACGACGAGCAGCTAAAGCACTATTCACCGCGGGAGTAATAGCGTCAGTCGCAGCAGTAAACGAAGTAGACGCCGTAGCACCAGACGGCGACGAAGCTGGACCCTTCTGGTACGCCAGAATAGGATTCAGACCCGCAGCACGCATATCCGCCATACCACGCTGATAGGCGGAATTAGACATACGCTCTTGAAACTGCCTATTCTTCTCCGCCTCCGCGGCGTTAAACGCCGCCGCCTTATCGGCACGAGCATCCGTAGAAGCATTAGAGAACAGACCACCAGCGAGCGACGCACCTGCGAACAAAAGATCATCCACACCAAACATTGAAACCTCCTTAAGAAGACTTACGATGAAAAAAGAGGACCGCCCGGCCGAAGGCCGGGCTTCCGCGCTTCGCGCACACCGATCATACTAAAAATGATCGATCAAACCCGGAACACTATACACAGGCATAGGACGAGCACACTTAAGCCTGAAATGACTATCAAACAGGAACTGAGGCTCCGTCTCAACCGCAATCACACGAGACACCGGCGGATTTTCCTCGATAAATGACCCATTCAACACAGGCAAGGCTCCAAAATCTTGCGCCAAATGCCAAGTGTCGAGCGACTGGGCAAAATTCGAGCGAAACTCGCCGGTAATCACAGACGGCTTATAACGATACTCCGCAAACCGTTCCTGATAACCAAACAC